GCATATATTTGCGTGTATTTGCACCAGTTTGCACTCGGAGTGAATTTTCAAGTCCTATCACCCGCACCAAAAATTTCCATATATTACAATAACTTACGCTGAAACAGCTGCATATTGCCACAAAAAATGCCACAAGCTTGTTTGACTTTGTTGACTCTTTGAGTCATTATCAATGCAATTTAAATCAAGTTTCCTTAAAGAATGTGGAGGTTCAATATGGAAAAAGTTATTGAGAGCAGCGGTGAGAAATCGCAACAACTAAAGCAGCTGTACGATCTTACAACAAATACAACAAGCATGATCGTGCATACAAACAAGAATCAAAAAATAGTATTGTCACAAGCGCAGCTGGAATTGATCCGACGCGGCATCAATCAGTGTGTCGATACTGACCCCTCTATCTATTTGTAGGGGGGATCGATGCTGACAAAAGAAGATACAAATAAACTTGTTAGATTTTATCCCAGCGTTCTAAAACGTGGTCAGAAAAAACCGCACGTTGTTGATGGTAGAAAATACGGCCTCAAAGAAAAATGGTTTGCAACAAAAGAGGAGGCGCTTAATTACGCAGCGGAGATCTCAGAAAATTTTTCAATGCACACGTCCGGCAAGGCTGGCAAAACACTGCGTAAGATTTTTGATTGCGGCCAGCATCAACCCGACAAGAATTGCTGCTACAAAAAAGTCAGACGTGACAGCATCAATACCGGCGAACTCCGAGAGCATAGTTTTGAGAACTCGATGCGCGATATGAACTTCTTTCTCAACATCAAGATCGATGGCAAGAAAGTCGGCGATATGACGGCGCTAGAATTTTACAGCAACCCGGCGCAAGTTTATGAATGGATCGTTCCGGCAACACAGAAAAACAGAGTCCTAAAAACTGTAAAAAATTATTGGGCCAGCTACACGCATTTCAATTCGTTTTGTGTCCTGGCTGGTTATGCCGATCACAATATCTTTCGTGACACGCGACCAAAGAGCGGCGGCAAAGAGAACACAAAGTCAGACAAGATCGAGAGAGTGCAGCGCGATGTAGTCGAGCGGATCCTCGAGCAGCTACCGACCGGCAACAGCAATCAGCTGCATGGTTACAAAAAATGTAACTGGCGACTAGCTGCTTTCTTTGCAGCACAAACTGGATTGCGCCAGGGCGAACAGAGAGCGTTGACCTGGAACGACGTAGACTTTGATCTTAGATCTGTTGCGGTTGACAAAGGCATCGATCGATACAGAAAGATCAACAAGACAAAAACTGTTAAGTCAAAAAGAAAGCTGCGGTTTGCACCGGTAGTTGTCAAGGCGCTGCAAGAAGAATACATGCGCCAGGGCAAGCCGCCAAAAGAAGATCTGATCTGGCAAGACACGCGCGGTATAACAATACATCCCTCAATGTTTATCAAAAAGCTGGCCAAAGCAGCCGCCACAGCCGGTGTTCCTCGTATCACCTGGCACGAACTTAGGCATTACTATGCCTCCGCTCAGCTGGCCTTAAAAGGCGGCACAAAGGATGGCATCTGGAAAGTGTCGAACAACCTGGGCCATAGCAACACTGTCACCACGACGGCAACGTATGGACACTGGCTAAACGATTACGAAGAAGATCCAGAAGAAACTGCAAGAGAAGATCAAGCAGCGCTGCGCTACTAATGTCAGCTTGTTTAAGATCCGGTTACTGCTGCAAGAAAGCGCCGTGTCCTTACGGCAAATCTATCAGCGATACAAACCTAGCTTGTCGATACCAGGGCGGTGATAAACCTGGTGAATATTTCTGCAAAAAATATAATGAAATTATCCTGGATGAAACCAGCTGGATTAGTCCGGCATTTGGATCCGGATGTTCTAGTCCGTTAAACTCTGATAGACTTCAGATAAAAAAAAAGGCCGCAAGCGCGACCTAGTTTGCTATGTGGTTTTTGTTAGAAGTTATCTGGATCTTGCATCTCTTCCCACAAAGTAAAGATATCATCACCAGCTAATCCCTCGTCGTTCATTATCTCGATTACCTGGTCAATTTCTTTCTCTGTAGCTTGTCCTATCTCACACATTCCATTCTTAGCAAACTCTACAAACTGTTTGATTGTGTATCCTTTCTGAGCGATCGCTCCGTTACCTACGTAAATTCCATAATTCCAATCTGGTTTTACTTGTGGTGTTTTCATTTAAGATCCTTTCTGTTTGTTGAAACTCATGTTGTTGACGATGATCTCTGCTAGTTCGTCGTCAGTGTAGTCCTTGCCAGCGACTACGATCGTAGCCAAGTCGTCGTCTACTTTGTAGGGAACTAGGCAAGTGCCTTTGCTCCCCATATTCATCATCATTCGGTCAATTCCGTCCTGGCATTTCAGAACATAGTTATGCTTTTTAAGAACTTTGTGTTCTGCTTTGCTTATGATGTGGTATTTGTATTTGCTGGTGTCTAACATTTACGCAACCTCCTGGTCGTCGTATTCCCAAAGCGCACTATCAGCTGCCATATGTCTAGCGGCACAATCCTGGATAGTCTTAAGCAACTTCTCAGCCGCAGATCCTACGTACTCCGGATGCTCACAAGATTGGTATCGCAAGCAAGCACACATGTTGTATGCGTCAGCCTCGTTAATCTTAACCTTATGTTTAACCGCTCGCATGTACTTCCAAACATCGCCACACAAGTAAATGTCTTGTGCTTGATCTTGCTGTTTGTATCTATATGCAACGCTCTCTGTATTCGCAGTTGCCAGGTACAGCACTAAGTCTTTAGCATCGAGAAAAATATCTCTGCCTTTGTGGTTAATTGTTTTGATACCGGAGTTGTTTTTTAAGTACCACAAAACCAGCTGGCCTATGTGAGATGGATTAACAACGTATGCACTCATGTATTTTCCTTTCTAGTTGTTATTGTTTGTTTGCAGCATCGAACAATGGAAGTCCGAAGACCAGGTTGTCGATGTTGTCTTTGTCTATGCCGTGTATGACATAGATTGTTCTGATCTTTTTTAGTTTGCCCCAATACTCAGTTATAGGTTTGACACCGCTCTGATCGACGACGTTGCCGTTGTAAAGCACCTGGGCATGACCGGTGGTGCTGATTAAGTAGCAAGTATCTTTCTCTGCCACAGTTCTAGCGAAGTTAATTAAGGTTTTGTCGAACCAACCTTTTCTGTGCAGCTTTACGTCGTAAAGGTAGTCATACTTAACACCGGCATGTTTTAAGTAATCTTTGTACCATCTGTTTTGAGTGCCACCTCTCCAGCTTGCTGCCTTGCAGTAATGATAATTATCTTTGAACCAGGCCCAGGCATCAGCAAACTTAGTCTGTGTCGCTATCGCGCAAGCTAGCACACCGCAGCAAGGGCCGTTAGCATCATTCCAGTCGTTACCGGTCAATGCAAATGCGTTCATTGTCGCTCCTTTCTGTCTGTCTTGGGGGGAATGTTTTCGAATCACTTGATCCATTTACTCATTATTATTGACACAATGCGTCAATAGTTGCAAGTAAAAAGTAACATAAAGTGTTACACAGTATATTTTATTAGTTAATCTTAGCGCCTAATCGCTCGAGCTCATGCCTGGCAAGATACGTTGTGCGGCCGCTCTTGTGGATCTCGTAGTCACCATGCGCCAGGATCCGCCGGAGTCTGTGATATGCAGCTGGTTTCGATAATCCTGGGAACAGCAGCTTGCCAGCCTCTGATAGCGTATACAATCCTTTAGAATTGTGGGCGTTCAGTTTCACTACTGTCATCATCATCACCAAAGTTAGGTCTGGAATAGTTTTGTCGTAGATCTTGCGGAATATCCAGGAAGAGTAGGGGCCGCTCAAGCACCGGCCATACTCCGCCGGGTTCTCCTTTTTCCTTAATACTTAGCGACAGCTGCAACTGTCCGTTGCCATGTTTCAGTGCCAGGTCGAGCAGTGTTTGATAAGCCTCCTGAATAGCAGCGCGTTGTTCGTTAGTCTGCGGCAGCTGCCGGCCATCCTCACCTTTGCCAGTGCGAAACTGCAACCAGGCAGCGCATTGATAGTCGTGATCTTTTTTCAATCCACCGCCTAATCGTAATTGATTGTTTCCAAAGTGCGGTTTGAATCCGCCCATCTTAATTTTATCCATGTTATTTCCTTAACTTGTTTTCCATTTCTTCATATTTATCCGCAATAATTTGCGCCATTGCTGGGGCCTCTGCTTTTAAGCGTTTATAGTTTGCTTGCTCTTTTGCAAAAATTGCGTTCATCTGCCCGATAGATTTTGAAAACTTAAAGTCTGCGACCATGCGATCGACGAACTTTTGAAATATTTCGTCATTTTTGCCAGGAGTTTTTTCTGCCTCAACTTCTTCCGGAAAGCTATCGCTTGCTTGCTGCAAATCTTCCATAGCCTCTTGTTCTTGTTCTTCCCTGGCTTGTTCGATGGCCTCGTTCATATCCATCGTAACTTCTTTCAATTCAGCAACCTCGATCTCGAAGTCGCTGGCAAACTCGCCGCCATGTAAACCCATGTTTGCTAACGCGCGGCCGATAGCTGATGTTTCGCCATTCTCGACAGCTGACGTTCTGTTTACGTTTCCGGCTCCGCGTATCTCTTCTGCTATCCCGGTGGCGACTGGACGTTCTGCTTTTGGCGGATATATTTCTGCAACAACAACAACGCGCTTGCCGTCGTCAACTGTTACCCTGGTATTTACCGAAAAGTCGGGAAAGTGTTTTCTAAATACTTCAACACGCATGGCAACTGTTGTATATTTTTTTCCTTTCATATCGACACCATCACTTTGATTGATAGCGTTGATCTCTTTCATGGCTGCTTGCAGCTGATCTTTCATCTAAATACTCTCCTTGCTAATTCTTTCAGTTCGGGTTGCAGCGTCCAGGCAAATCCGTCGTGCCATTCCGGGTCGATCATGCTGAACAAATCTTCCTGGTTGTCTGCTTTTTTAAGTAGCTGCTCTGTTACCTGGTGATGCCGGGCAATCTCTTTTACAATCCTGGCTAAGTTCTCGTCGCTTAACTCCGGTGAATTGTCCTGGTCAAATACTTTGAAGTCTTTGTAGTTTGCGTACACCAGGAACGGCGGCTGCTGACCATTTAAGGCCCAAAAGCCGGCGACCTGGTACACAGCTTTTTGCTCGAATGGCCCGGATAAATTATTAGGTAGATATGATTTGCGTTTTACGCTGCTCCATTTGGTTTTAAGATCGCCGCGTCGAGCATAGTCCGGCCGAGTGTTGTGCGGCAGTTCGCATCCTGGCAGCTTGTCCTGGAGGATAATCTCACCGACATATCGGTTCTCCCTGGACATGGCTTGTTTCAATCCCTCGAGCGCATGGTTGATAACCAGCGGAATCTCCTCTTTGTACAGTTCAATCTCCATTTCGTCGCTATTTCCAAGAAAATCGCTGATAAAATGCCTATTCTCGAAAATTAGGCCCTCAGATTTGGCCCAGGAGTGCGCTTCATCAAGTTTCATGGGCTCTGCATCATCAATATTTAGCACGCTATCAACAGCTTTTTGTGTTGACGTACCGGCGACCATCCGTGGGGATGCTGCACGATTGGGATCTAATTGCCTGGCACGATCCGGATCCTCTTTCCAAAGCTTATCGAGCATGGGCCGGACAATAACTTTATCGAAAAGCTTACGTCCTCGAGGCTGCGACATAGGATTGCTATGATGATGGTAGTCAAAGCGCAAAGCATAGTCGGGTGTAAGTTCGGGCAGCGGCATGTTATCTCTCTTAGTTGGTACGCGCCGCTTGAAGGATTAACACGGCGCGTCTAACAGTGATAACAAATATTGTTACTATGCGTCAATAATTAAAATCAATAATATTGCAGATTGCGTCAATTATCTTTTACGCACTCAAAACCGAGCGATGGAGGATCGTACAGTGTCATCGATATTGGCACTGACCAAATCAATTCACACTCCGGCAAATAATCTTTTTCCATGATTGGATATTTTACGTGCTTTTTGCGCTCATTGTTTTGCATGGAGTCAACCATGTTTACAATGCGCCGCACTGTATATGTTTTGAAGTCGCTGTTCTCGAACGGATAGCCTAGCACTGTCACATCTTTTCCATCATCTCCAAGACCTTTGACGTGATTGAGCGAAATCTGACCAACAGCTTGATTGTGTACATAACGCTTTTCTA